GAGCAAGGCAATCCAGTTTCAACAGCAAGAATGCTACATAGGACTTGTTATGATGATTCAATAAGAATATTTGATAGATATGCTTTGATAGAAGGTAACACAGGTTTATTACCATCAGATTATGATGGCTTATTTAAAAAATCTTCATCTGATTTATTAGAAGAACAAACAGATTTTTGTATTAAAAGGGGATTTGGATGTATCTTTATATCTATGGAGAAAATAGGTAAAAAAACATTACAAAGAGTTGTTGAAGGACACAATAAATATTCAAAACATAATTGGAACTTTGATGGACCTTATTATGTAACTTATAAAAAAAGCGAAAGTGGTTTACAATATATAGGTTATACAGGTCATCAATTTAGGAGAAATGATGGAATTAATTACACAAAAATGGAACAATAGAGATTTAACTCCATTAGTTAATAATGAAATTGATATGATTGTTATTGAAAATACTCCAGCTTCCCAATTAAAATTATTTAATTTTCTTACAGAATATTATCAAATTGCTCCACAAGATCCAATGGATAAAATTTTTATGGATGTAACACTTGATGGTCAACATCACGAATTATATGGTAATACAAATTTAGAATGGCATATTGATAAAGGATATACACAACAACCAGTTAATGTAACTGGTCTTTATGCTTTAGAAATTGAAGGTGATGTGGGTAAAACATTATATGTTGACAATAGAATTGATTGCCCAATAGAAAACAAAATGATAACTGTAGATATGGAAAGATTTACAAGTAATAAAAGATATGGTTATCGTTTTAGAAGTGAAGCAGAACGTAGATGGTTTCGTAAAAAATATCATAATATTTGGCACCCTTTAATTCAGAAAGATAAAAAAGGTGAGTTTGTATATTATTGTGAAGCGTACACTCAATTACCAGATGAAGAAAAACAAGCAATAGAAAAATTATTATATAACCCTAATAGAATTTATGCACATAAATGGAAAAAGGGAGATTTTGTTGTGACTAATAATATCGCTACAAATCATAAAAGAGAAGCAACAAAATCTGGTAAAAGACATTTATGGAAAATAGAAGGATTTATAAAATGAAAAATGATGATAGAGATTTATATTTTGCAGATGAAAAGGGTTTAAATTATTCATTTGATAAATTCAAATCAAAATGTGAATCAAAAGTTTCAGAAGAAACTATTAAATGTGAATTGCAATTAGCTATGCTTGGAGATTGGGAAAGATTAAAATTTAATATTGATTATAAAAAATTTATAGAAGATGAAAAAAATATGGAGCATTGGTATAGACCTTTTCAACCTAAAAAAGGAATTCTTAATGATAGAGAGAGTATTCTTTTATATGGATTAAAAGGTGATAAACCTACAGAACCAACTGGTCTATCTCAAATTTATGTTAAGTTAGGTTATATTCCTAAAGAATCTGAATTTAAATTTCCTACAGAAGCAAAAGAAAAATTAACTTGTTGTAAAGAAGTTTTTGATTGGTTTGGGGATTGGGGAAGATGTTTTTTAATCAAATTAAATGCTGGCGGTTTTTACCCATATCATAGAGACCACTTCCTTCTACATAGAGAAACAATCCGTCTGATTGCATTTATTGGTAATGCTTCTGATAAATTAGAATGGGAACTTGATGGTAGAATTAGGAAATTTCAACCAAATAGTTTATATTATGTTAACACAGCAAAACTCCATAGACTATCAGCGTGGAAACATAATTGTAATATGGTTGTTTTTAATTTACCAAAAACTTGGGATTCTATAACAAAACTGTTATATAAAGTTATATCGTGATTCATTATGCTGATTGAATTAGGTTCTACACCTTTTAATTATAAATTAGATTTTACAATACCAGAAGTAGACAATATTGGATTGTTTTTATCAGGCGGTATTGACTCGTCTGTATTACTTTGTCTTATTATAGAAGAACTCCAGAGAACTAATAGACAAATACCTATACACATATGGACTTGTAATAAGCCACCTGATCCAATGCCCGCTGCTAGAATGGTTGATATTATAAGCAAAGAATACAACCGAGAATTAATTTATCATAATAATTATGAAGTTAGTGATGAAGCAAAAAACTATCAAAGATTGGATTTTGAATCAACCCGACACGCTTATAAACAGTTTGATAGTATAGTATTGTATTTAGGTGCAAATAACAGTTGGGAAAAAACTCAATGGTTGGATCAGATTCCATTATCATATGATATAGAGTCTACTAATACAGGTATTACTTTATCTTGGTCTTATCCAGAAGAACCACACGTTACCTATCCTTTTTTAAGGATGCTTAAATCTCAAATAATTGACATTTTCTATAAACTTGGTAAAGAACATTTAATACAATATGCTTATTCTTGTTCAAAGAAAGATCCACCTGCTTGCAATGTGTGTTATTCTTGCGAAGAAGCTGCTATGGCATTTAAACTACTTGGTAAGACGAGACCAAAATATAAAGATGTTGAAAAAGTCTTATAAATAGTAATATGAATTTAAAAATGGAGATAAGCGTATGATAACAATTGACGGAAAAGAGTATGATGAACAAAAGTTTAGTCCTGAATTACAGAATTGCATAGCAGTAAGACAAGAAATCCAGGTAAGCAAAACTAGACATTTAATTGAGATTGAAAAGATAGATGTTTTAACTAAATATTACAACGAAAAAATAGTCAAATTGATTAAAAAAGAAGTACCAGAATCCGAGAAAAAGTAAATGGCAGCAATAGCTAATCTAACGATAGACCAAGGCGCAACCTTTAGTTCAGACGTAACTGTAAAGGATGCTAATGGACAGGCGTTTGACCTAACTGGTTATACGGCGGCGGCGAAGATGGCTAAAGGTTTTGCTTCCACAAGAACAAGAATTAATATGTCTACTTCAATAGCAACAGACGCTACCACAGGAGTAGTTACTCTCTCATTAACAGCAACAGAAACAGGTGATTTGGATGCTGAGAGATATGTGTACGACCTTGAGATTACAAAGGATGCTGGAGTTACTAGAGTAATTGAAGGCATTATAACTGTAAGACCACAGGTTACTGTCTAATTAAATATTATAAATATTCACAGGAGAGAATTGGATGGCAGATATTACAGCCACGGTAGGGCAAAAAACTACTACAACAGCAAATATAAATGTAAATACTGGTGATGGTCCAGAAGCAGTTTCGGTAACTTTACCATCTACGGTAGCAGTACAAAATTCTTCCCTAAAATTCGCTCTTCTTGGTGATGTTGACACATCAAATTTAGATGATGGCGCAATGATTCAATATAGGTCTAGTGATAATAAATTTGTAACTAGAACCGAAATAGTTACTACAACAGGAACACTATTATTTAATTGTGGGAGTTTTTAAAAAATAGCATATGGCAACAGTAATACAGATAAAACGTTCATCAAGTACTTCGGCACCAGCTACATTAAAACTTGGGGAATTAGCATTTACTTATGGAACAGGAACTCAAGGTAATCTAGGAGATAGATTATTCATTGGGGAAGGTGGAGTTGATGGAAATGGTGACGCAAATAATATATCAGTTATTGGTGGACAATATTTTGCTGAAATTTTGGATCACGTACAAGGTACATTAACAGCAAACGGTGCTGTAATAGTAGACGCAAATAAAGCAGTAGACGAATTCATTGTAGGTAATTCTACTAGTGTAGGTGGAACAATAAAATTTAATGAAGGCACAAATAATGGTACAAATTTTGTAGGACTAAAAGCTCCTAACTTACTATCAGCTACAACAACATTTGCATTACCAGGCGCTGATGGTACTGCTGGTCAGTTCTTAAAAACTGACGGTGCTGGTAATTTAGAGTTTATGACTGTTAATCAATATATTGATTTAGCAGGTGATACAGGAACAGATACTTACAATACAGCTGAAACATTAACTTTCGCTGGTGGCGCAGGTATGGATACAGTTGTTACCGATAACAATGTAGAAATTCAGGCGAACACATTAACAGATTCAAATTTATCGGGTAGTGCAGGTATATCAAATTCTAATTTAGCAAATCCTACTACAACAT